AGCGACCAACCCCCCTTAGCCATACCCCCCCCCCGGCACGACAGACCTTGCCGCGCCGCTCCGATCCCGAATCGACAAGCCTCTCCCGGTTGCGCCGCTCCGCGCCTGACCGACTGTCCGTGCCGCCCCGCACCTCGCCGACAAGCCATCCCGGTCCGCAGCGACCCCTCTCAGGCGACGTGCCGACCCACCGAGTAGGTCGGAGGTGAGGCGTAGTACTGGGCGACCGCGATGAGTGCCGACAGGACGCTCATGTAGCCGACCAACTGCCAGTCGACAGCGTCGGGCTCGACCACCGAGACCGGGAAGAACCCGAGCAAGGTGGTCAGCCCGGCGCTCAGCCCGCGGTCGAGGAGGTCCTGCCACTGGCCGCGGGCTTTCCATTCGGCCAGCATCACCGCGACCACCTTCGCCGCGGTGATTGCCATAGTGATCGCGGTGGCCATCGCGAACATCCGCCACTCGATCGCCCCCGGGCGACCGGCGCCCGGATCGGACGCCGCGATCAGGATCGGCAGCGCCACCTGGGACAGCTGACGCACCAGCCGCTCGGCGAAGTCGCGCAGCACGACGTTCACCGCCGAGCCCCCTCGATCGCAGCGAGCAGGCGCTGCTCGAGTTCCTGCAGGTCTTCCTTGGAGGCGGCGGCGGCCAGGCGCTGTCCGGCGGTCTGCCGTTCGCCGGCCGGGCCGAACCCGGCACTCCAGACAGCACCGACGATCTGGTCGAGATCAGCCTTGCTCAGTGGCATGTCCTTGTCTCCCTGGATGTGGTCGATCAGGCGTCCGATCGGAAAGTCGCCGGGGTCGCCGTGGGTGTTGTGCGGGACGTGCAGGTGCCCGCAGATGCCCCGGAACGACAGCCACTGCTGCGGGGTGAACCGAGCCGAGGTCTGTCCGTACGACGTCGGGTAGGCCGGCCACGCAGCTGGGGCGAGCAGTGGGATCGGGAACTGGGCCATCAGCCATCCGACGAACTGAGCCAGGTCTCGCAGCGCCCACCCCGGGGCGGAAGGCCAGTGCATGCCGGGGCCGCGCTTCACGCAGGTTCCGACCAGTTCGACCTGGACGACGCCGCGGTTGTTGGTCTCGACCGTGCCGAGCGGGTGAGCCAGGGCACGCGCGGACCGCCCGAGCGGGAAGTGCTGACGCCAGACCAGCTGGGAGCGTCCCATCAGCGGCATGACGGTCAGGTGTGGCGCCTGTCGACCCTGGTCGTAGGACGGCCATCCCGAGCCCTCGGTCGTGTGCAGGACGAGGATCTCCGGCGTCACCGCCGGCCCACCGTCGCCGAACCACTGAACCGTGCGGTCGGCCTTCGGGTAGACGATCACGAGTAGACCGCGGGGAGGTCGATCCCCGCTCGAATGAGTTGCACCCGCATCCTGGCCACCGTCTCCTCCAGTTCCATGATCTGCCGACGCAGCACGTCGGAGACGCCGCGTTCCTCTTGGATCTGCAGCCGCAGCCGCTCGACCTGCTCCTCCAACTGCTCGATGCCCCCCTCGTAGGCCGCCCGCGCGCGTTCGTAGGCGCCAGCCTCGATTGCCAGCATCGAAGTGCGGTGGGCTTGTATCGCGGTCCGCCGGGCACCGGTGTAGGCCGCCCATGCAGCGAAGATGCCGGGCAGGGCGGCGATCGAGGCGATGGCGACCGGAGCGTTGGTCACGGCCGGTGCCTTGCCTCGGGCCATGACGAGATGAGCCCGACCACGGCGGCGAACGACAACCAGATCGCAGCGGAGAGGTACCCCCGCTCGACCGAACCGACAAGCCACCCCAGCAGGAATGTGCCACCCCAGAGGATCTTCAAGAACATTGCGGCGGCATACCCGACAGCATCGTTGAGCCGGAAGGCGAAGGTTCCGGTGATGATCCCGATGACCGCCCACAACGACGCCCATACCTGCAGCGGCGCGACATGGGCGAGGAAGGTGTACGTGGGTGTCACGAGCGATCGCGGCGTGGGGTAGGCCAGGGAGTAGGCGTAGATCACGTCCAACAGGGTCAGGAACAACAAGAACATGCCTCGGCGGCCGAGCCGATGCCCGAACCGCCGATGGAGTGCCCAGCCGGATCGTCGTTCAGCCACCTTCGTCCCTCAGGTGTTGCGTCGCAGGTCAGGTCCGATTCGACGGTAAGCGAGACCTGCGTTCCGGCGCGGGAATCAGGGTGCGGTCAGCGGGGCGACTACTGCCGTCGCGGCCAAGGGGTCGCGAACGGCGAGCCGAACGCGAGATGCGCAGCCACGAACGCCAGGCCGAAGATGACCAGATCCAATCCGGCCAAATCGACATCGAACAGGGCAAGGACGAATGCGAGGAGTGCGACGACGGCGAACACGAGGAGTCTCCCTTACTCGGACGGCTTCTCGACGACGGTAGGTGAGCCCGATGGCTGGCCGCGCGATCAACCGACCGGGCAGACCACGACAGCCGTGCCGCCCTGCTGGATGACCAGAACACGCTGATTCGTGGCGAACGTCGTGATGTCGGTGTTGCGTCGCAGCCACGCCGTGCCGGTCAGGTCGGTCTGCAATCGGCCGTCCCCACCGACCGCGGTGATCTTGGCGATGCGCAGCTTGCACTGCCCGGGCGGTTGCGCTTCCTCGATCGTGCGGGCGAGGTCGGCCAGCCGATCCATCACAGCCTCCGCAGCTTGAGCGTGTTCTTCCCCGGGCGCAGCGGCACCGACCCGCCCACCACTTCGTAGTTGCCGTAGGTCTTCGACTTCTCGTCGTTGACCGTGACCACGTCCCCGATGTCGTGCCCGGGGTGCCCGGTGGTCTCGATCTCGGCGGGCTGCACCATGCCGGTCACCCGCGCCAGGATCGTGTTCGCCGCGGCGGTGGCCATCGTGGAGTCCTTGATCAGTGGCGAGGTGAAGCCGTAGGGACGCTTGCCGAACGGGCCGAGGTGGTACGTCGGGGACGTGGCGTCGGTGTCCCAGACGACCACCCGGACCGGGTCGTAGTCGGGGTGCTCACCCTTCACGATCACGCCGGAGTAGGTCTTCTCCGCACTGACCCCACGTGTGCAGCGGACCAGGCCGCCGGTGCCGTCGTCGGCGTAGCGACGCCCGGTGGAGACCGTCTGGCGTGGTTCGACCACGAGAGTGCCCAACGAATCGAAGTAAGCGGTCAGGGAGTCCGCCTCGGCGAGCTCTTCGATGGCATCCCAGGGGTCGCTGAGTTCCTCGTAGACGACCTCCGGGGTGGTGTTCCCGGTCGTCACGACGCGGGTCGGGACGTCCAGTCGGGAGGTGACGATGCCGACGATCGCCGCCGTCGTAGCGGTGCCGGAGGCGATCGGGTAGGGCGCGTCGAACCGTCGCGCCTTGACCGCCGCCACCCGATCGGTCGCGCTGATCCTGACCGTGGTCGCGCCGTCGTGGCTGGACACCTCCGGCTCGTCGATCCCGAACACCCCCAACGGCACCCACTCCACCGTGCCATTGCCGAGCACCAGTCCCTTGGACAGGCGGAGCTCGGTGCCCTTCGGGCTGAGCAGGTCGGTGGCCTCGACGGGGGTGATGGCGCCGACGGGGTCGAGAAGCTCGATGTCGGCGCTGCGCCGGACGGCGACGTCGTCGAGGGCGACCCTGCCGTCGACCACCACGTCGAGGGAGGTCACGTAGTCAGAGTCGTAGAACACCTCGACCTTGCTGCGCCACCGGCGATGCTTGAGCGCCAGGGCCGTCTCGAAGGCTGCGCTGGTCGGCCACATCAGCCACTCCCGGCCGGCACCACGGCGAAGTCCAGCCGGTACTCGCGGTTGGCCGGGTGCACGGCGTCGTAGGCCCGGTTGAGGACCCGGATCCACAGCACCTCTCCGACCGGGGAGGTCAGGACCAGGGGTGTCGCGCGGCGCAGGGTGTCGGAGGTGGCCGCGGCGTAGGCCTGCTTGACGTAGACGGTCAGGGATCCGCCGCCGACCCGGACGTCCTCGACATCGACCGTGGGGTAGGCGGAGCCGGCCGTCCAGGTCACCACGGCAGCGTCGTCCTCGGCCCGGGAGTACTCGGTGACGTAGAGGAGGACCTCGGTGGCGTCCTGCGCCGGGTCGCGCAGCGCCCACGTCGGCGACTCCACCTCCACCTCGGCGATCAGCGATTCCTCGGAGACCGTCTTCGCGCCGGACGTCTCGACGATGTCCGACCATCCTCGGTAAGCGACAGTGACGCCGAACGGCACGGTCCGGTCGTCCAGGACCAACTCCTGCCAGTAGTCGGTCTTCACTCCCGAGGAGATCTCCTCCCAGGTCACCCGGCCGTCGATGCTGCGCTCGATCCGAACCGTCTGACGTTGTGCGTTCCCCCCGGGGCGCCACTCGGTGCTGCGCCCCGGGGCGAACGAGGCCTTACCCACGTAGAACACCTCGCCACTGCCGGCGGTGGCGAGGATCTCCACGACGACCCGTCCACGGATGGCCCCCGGCGGGGCGACGGCCTGCGCGAGGACCTGGACGTAGCCGGCGTCGGTGACGGCGCTCTGCAGTCCGATGGTGATCCCGACGATCGTGCTGTCGCCGCTGACCCACGACGCCGTCGAGGTGTTGCCGGGCACCGCGTAGCCGGGCACTGCGTTACCCGCGGTGCCCGACGGGCCGGGCAGGACCCCGGGCGGGGCGAACACCGAACCGTCGTCGGTGGCGTACCACTCGATGAGGATCCGAGCCGCGCGGGACGCCCCGCCGTCGGCGACCCGGATCGAGGCCATGGCCGTGTAATCGACGCCGGGGATCGTCGGGAAATCCAGCGGCCCGGCCAGGGCGGGGCGCCCGAACGGTGCTTCCGGAGGGGAGCCGACAGCGGTACGGACCCTGGCGTCGCCACTGCCGGTCGTGGTCACCGAGTAGCCGGGCAGGCGCCCGAGCAGGGAGTTCTCAGTGACGGCGGCCACCGTGGCGTTGGACACCGTGTCCCAGCCGGTCCCGCCGGCCGCCTGCGCCTCGGCAAGGTAGTTGCACCGCCCGAGCAGACGCAGCTTGGCCCGAGGCACACCGGTCTCGTACGGGCGGTACGCCTCCACTCGCAACGACGGCCCGAGCGGGGGGACCGCCGACAGGGAGAAGGTCGAGTAGACCCATACCGAAGGGGTGCCGTCAGTGTCGTTGACCCGCAGGTAGGCCCGGTAGGTGCCGTTGACATCGGGCAGCGGCGTGGTCACCGCGACCGCGCGCGCCACGGCCGAGGACACCTGCCCACTCGTCCACACCGCGGGGGTCGGGTCGTTCGGATCGATGGCTCCGGCCGCGGGATCGAGGATGCGCACCTCGTAGTCGCGCTGCGACTTCAGGCCGGAGTAGGTCCAGGTGACCGTCGGGGTCGAGGTGCCGTAGACGATGCCGATCGGTGCGGTGACGACGACCACCGGCGCCGCCGTGGAGATGACGGTGCGGTCCGCCGCGAATGGCGACGTCGACCCGTCGGCGGAACGGGTGCGCACCGTCCAGCTGTAGGTCGTGCCGTTGGTCCACTTCGCTGCCGGGAAGGTCACCTGCTCGGCGGTCGAGACGTTCCACGTGGTGTCCGACCCCGACCACGTCTGCGTCGCGTCGTTCCAGTACTCGGTGGTGGCTCCGTCGTTGCGGCGCAGCTGCCACTGGGACTGGGAGTCGCCCGGGGAGAGCTTGGAGTGCTGCCAGACGAACGTCGCGCCGGCGGCCAGGTCTGCCCGCACCCCCGGGGCGGGGGAGATCAGTGTCGGCGCGGCGGGCACCCGGGTCAGGCCGGCGACCCTTTGGTACCAGAGCACGTTGTTCGGCGAGGTGCCAGTCGCGTAGACCAGGTCGACGGCCTCGCGGGTGGGATTGCGCACCAGCTGGACGTCGCCGTCCTGCCCGCTCGGCGAACGCGAGACGAGCGAGGCCCACGCCGACCAGGCCGGGGTGGCTCGCGTGTACTTGGTCCAGAACACATCGCCGTTGGTCGCGTCGTAGGCGACGAGGTAGATGTCGGCGGTCGCCGGATCGATCGCGATCGAGACGCCGAGCACGGTGCCCTGCGACAGGGCCGGCGGATTGATCGCGGTGGCCGAGCCGGCGACGCCGTCCCACTGGCTGACCTTGACCGTGGTGTCGTTCGGGGACCAGGCGGTGATCAGCCGGGTGCCGTCGTGGGCGCAGCACATCACGGTCTCGAGGATGGTGACGCCGGTGGCCAGCGAGATCGGGGTGCCCCAGGTCCAGCTGCCCGAGGAGTACTGCGCTCGGTGGGCGTAGACCGGTGAGCTCGCAGTCTGGCTCGCGGTGACCAGGAAGACGTGCGAGGACGCCTGGGGAACCTTGGAGTCCGAGGCGTAGGCGAGGGCGCCGAACTGCCACGCTGCGTCCCCGGAGGCGGGGCCGTGCACGAGGCTGCCCAGGGTGAGCGTGCCGGACGCGGAGATGTCGATGCGGCTCACCCTGGAGCCAGCCGTCGACCCGTAGGACCAGGTGACGAAGGCGACCCACCCGGTGCCGTTGCGGAACGCGATCACGTCGCTGTCGACGTTCATCCGGCCGCCGGCCGGGGAGACGGTCAACGTGGTCCAGGACCAGCCGCCCCCGGTCCGCGGCTTGCCCCGCGCGTAGAGAAGGGTCTGCGGGGTCTGCTGCCAGCGCACGAACGTGACGTGGGCGTAGCCGTCGGCGTCGATGAAGAAGGACGGGGTACCGGTGTCCTGGCCGGAGCCGTAGGCCAGGTCGGAGTTCGAGGCCACGGCCCAGCTGGCACCGCCGTTGGCCGAGGAGAAGAACCGCACCCGGTTGGTGTCGGCCACCGCCAGCCACAGCGTCCCGTCGGGGGCGATGTCGAGGCGCTTCTCGCTCGAGCCGGACAGGGAGTCCTGGTGCGCGGCGGTGGTGATCTGGGTCGGCACGCTCGGATTCTCCCGCGCCTACCGGCGGCGCAGGGCCGTCAGCAGCGAGGCCAGTTCCTCACCGGCGTCGCTGAATGCCACGCGGGCCGCGGCCGGGTCGACTCCGGCGCCGACCTGCACCTGCACCGCACCGGCCTCGACGATGATGTCCCCGCCCTGGCCGAGCATGTTGCGCCCGGAGGTGATGGCCGCCATGGCTGCCCTCGGCGCCATGCTCAAGGCCATCAGGTCGGCGATGTCGCCCATCGCAGTGGCCACCGGGGTGTTGCGGCTCAGGCCGGCCGCGAGGTCCTCGACCATCCGCCGGCCGCGCAGCAGGGCGTAGCCGGAGCCGGACAGCGGGCCGACCTTCGCCGGAGAGCCGGGCAGCGGCGCGGAGGCAGCGTTGGCGAGGGCCTGGGCTGCCGCCTGCACCGCGCCGACCTGGGAGCGGATACCGGCGGCCAGGTTCGACCCGATCGAGGCGCCGGCCGAGTAGGCCCGCGAGGCCACCGAGTTGAGCGTGCCGATGATGTTCTGGCCCATCGAATTGACGATCGAGGCGATCTGACTGGCCGCGTTCCGCGTGGAGGCGACGATCTGGTTCCAGCCGGCCGTCCAGATCGAGACCATGTTCGTGACCGTGGTGGTCGACAGAGCCAGGATCTGCGTCATCATCTGGGTGACGATGAGCAGCATCTGCGCCCAGCCGGTCTGCCAGACGGTCTGCAGCTGAGTCATCCCGGTGGTGATCACGGTGACGACCTGCAGCGTGTAGGCCGTGATCAGGGCGACGATCGAGGTCCAGATCGTGGTGGCCGAGGTGAGCACCGCGGTCCAGCGCGTCGTCCAGGTTGCCTGGATCACTGTCAGCTGGCTGGCGATGATCGTGTTCAGGGTGGTCATCTGGGTGAGCACCGTGACCTGGATGCTGGTCCAGGCGGTCGTCGTCGAGGTCAGGATCCGCGCCCAGCCCTGGGTCCAGCTGCTGTTCAGCACGGTGAAGCCAGTGGCGAACGTGGTGGTCATCTGCAGGAACTGCTGAGCGATCGCGGTCTGGATCGGCGCCCAGCCGGTCGCCGTCGAGGTGGCCAGCGTCGCCCAACCCTGGGTCCAGCTGCTGTTCAGCACGGTGAAGCCTGCGCTGAACGTGGACTGCATGGTGAGGAACTGCTGAGCGACCGCGGTCTGGATCGGTGCCCAGCCGGTCACGGTGGCCGCGGCCAGGGTCGCCCACCCGGCCACCCAGGTCGCCTGCAGTCCGACGAACCCGGCGGCGATGGTGGCAGAGAGCGTGGTCATCTGCGCCTGCGCCGCGGCGATGATGCCGACCCAGGCGATCGTGGTCATCGTCGACAGGTTGGCCCAGCCGGTGATCCAGGCGGACTGGATGCCGGCGAACCCGGCGGCCACCGTGGCGTTGAGCGTGGCCATCTGCGCGGCGACGGCGGCGTTGATGCCGACCCAGGTGATGGTGTTGAGCTGGGACAGGTTGGCCCAGCCGTCGATCCATATCTGCTGCATCTGAGCGAACTTCTGCTGCATCGTCGCCACGATCGCGTCCAGCTGCGCGGTGAGTTCGGCCTGCGCGCTGGACGAGCCGCTCCCCCCGCCGCCGAACAACCTGCTCAGGCGTTCGTTGATGGCGGTACCGAACTTGTCCATCGCCTCGAGCGCCTTCGTGGTGCCCTTGCCGATCCACTCGTTGACCATCGTGCCGAAGTCGTCGGCGGCGTTCCAAGCGGCCTTGAACCCGTTCTTGATCGGATCGATGATGCCGGACCAGTTGATGTTGACGCCGACGCTGGCGAACTTGCTGCGCAGCCACTCGTTGATCGTGGTGCCCAGGTCGTCCGCAGCGTTCCAGGCGGCCCTGAATGCGTTCTTGATCGACGCCACGATCCCGGACCAGTCGACGCTGACCCCGCCGATGTTGGCGAACTTGCTGGCCAACCAGGTGTTGATCGTGGTGCCCAGGTCGTCCGCAGCGTTCCAGGCGGCCTTGAACGCGTTCTTGACCGACGCCACGATCCCGGACCAGTCGACCTGGATGCCGGTCAGCCCCGTCCACAGGCCGGCGAACCAGTCGGCCACCGCGGCGTTCAAGTTCTCCAGGCCTTGCAGTGCGATGACGAACGCACCACCGATCGCCCCGAGGATCCCCGACCAGTTGATGTCGATGTTCAGGTTGTCAGTGCTCCACAAGCCGGCGAACCAATCGGCCACCGCGGCGTTGAGGCCTTCTAGGGAGCCGAGTGCAGACAGGAAGCCGTTCCAGATCGCGGAGAGGATCCCCGACCAGTCGATGTCGACGTTGCTCAGGTTGTTCCAGAGCTCGCTCCACTTGGCTTCGAGGTCGATGCCGCCCTCGTCGAGGATCTGCTTGAGCTCCTCCCACACCCGCTTGAACGGCTCGGTGAGCATGCTGACGAATCCGTTGAACACCTGGACCAAGCCGTCCCACACCGCGGACCAGTCACCGGCGATGACCCCGCCCCAGATCAGGATGATGCCGCGGATCACGTCCATGGCGCCGTCGATGATGCCGGTGATGGCGGCCCAGGCGACCCGCACGGCGTCGGTCAGGACGTCCCAGGCCCCGCCGAACTCATCGCGCAGGAAGCCGACCAGGTCCGAGACGACGCCGCGGATGTCGACGGCGGCGGCAGTGAGCACGTCACGGTTCTCCTCCCACCACCGCCTCCAGTCCGCCGTCTGCTCATCGATGAACTGCCTGATCGCGTGAACCGCTTCCTCGAGGTCCTTCTCGATCCTGTCGAACGCATCCTTGGCTGCCTGGGCGATCTCGTCCATCGCCTCGCGGAAGGTGGCCGACTGCTGGTAGAGCAGCACGAACGCGCCGACGACCAGGGCGATGGCCCCGGCGATGAGTCCGAATCCGGCGACGGTCAGGCCGACCCGGGCCAGGATCTGCTCGAAGATCAGCCCGACGGCCTCGGCGCCAGCCTTGAACCGCACGAGCGAAGCGGTGATCGCGACCACCGGGCCGAGGAGGTTCAGGAAGGCGACCGCGAGGCCGGTGGCGGCGAGCGCCAGCTGCAACAACCGGGGGTGCTCGTCACCGAGCTTGGCGATCGCGTCGGCGACGCTGGTGATGACCCCGAGGATCTGCTCGCCGATCGGGGCGGCAGCCTGGACGAGCTCGACCAGGGCGTCGGCGACCGCCCGGATCGCGTCCTTGACGATCGGCCATGCTTCGCGGACGTAGTCGGTGAAGGCCCGGAACCCGGGGGAGTCGGCGAGTTGCCTGCCCCACTCGGCGAAGCGTGCGGTGAGGTCCTCCAGGCCGAAGGTAATCTCCTGCGACATCGGGATGAACGCGTTCAGGATCCCCGCGATCCCGGTGACGATGTTGCCGAACGAGCGGATCAGGCTGGCCGTCATCGGGCCGGCCAGCTCGCTCATCCTGGTCAGGAACTGCTGCCAGAACGGGCTGGCGACGTTGCGTTCCAGTGAGGTCAGCAGGCCGTCGAACGCCACGCCCATCGAGCGCAGCATCGGCGTCAACGCGGGGAGCGCGTCGGCGACCATCGACAGCGCTCGGCCGGTCACGTTCAGCACGTCGTTGCTCATCGCCGCGACCAGGGCGTTCCAGGCGTCCGTGACCTCCTTGATCCCGGCCGCGGCTCGCTGCTGAGCCGGGGTCAGGCTGTCCCAGATGGCCTTCTCCTTGGCCAGGGCCGTCTCGCGCTGCTTGTCGGTCACCGCGCGGTTGTAGGCCTCCTGCTGGGTCTGCATCTTCTTGAGCGCATCGACCACCGGGGCGTAGACGCCGTAGGTCACCGCACCGAAGGCCACGACGCCGGCGGTGGCCGCGAGCACGGAAGCGCCGAGCGCGCCGAAGCCGACCGCGGCCACCGCGGCGATCGGCACCAGAGCGGGACCGAGAGCCAGGACGGCGGCCGTCACGCCGCGGACCTGGCCGGAGGCGCGGGTGGCCGAGGATGCCAGCTGGTCCAGGGATGGCAGACCCGAGGTGTCGATCCTGACGTTGACCTCGCGGTCGCGGGTGGCGGCGTCGAGCATCGCCTCGAAGACGGCGAGGTCGGCCAGGGCGGCGCCGGTGTCCAGGTCGAGGTCGATGCTGGGGTCGTTGACGATCGCCTGGATCGCGGCGCGGATCTCGGCGATCTTCGCCATGGCCGCGGCGACGTCGGCATCGACGTCGACCGTCGGGTTCAGGGCGTCGATCTGACTGCGCAGCGAGGTCAGCGCGCTGTCGTCGACATCGACGCCGAGGTTGATCACCTGGTCGCGCAGCGAGTCGAGCAGTGCCTGCAACCCGGCCACCGATGCCTCGGCCGAGGCGGTCTGGGCATCGACCTCGACGTCGGCCGTCCGCCCGTCGAGCTTGTCGACCACGTCCTCGACGGCCTTGAGGTCGCCCAGCGCCTTGGCGATCGCGGCCTCGATGATCAGCTGGATGTCCTCGCCGCCGAGCCGCTTGATCAGAGCATCGACTGCAACGATCTTCGGGGTGGCGCGATCATCGGCGTCGATGTCGACCGAGAGCTCGGCGACCTTAGCCATGACCGCCTCCCTCGGAACATCTCACCCGACCTTGCGTTGGCGCCTATTCTGGGCGGCTGCCTCGGCTGCCTGCGCTGATTCGGCCGCGTGCAGCCAGAAGGCCGATCGCTGCGCGAGCTCCCAGGGCGCGACCCGGAGGTAGCGAGCGGCGTTGATGATCCGATACCAGTGGGGCAACTCCCCAATGCGCCCGTCCGTGACGAGGTAGCGCTTGAGGAGCTTCACGCTTCCGGGTCGGGTTGTGTCTCCTTCTGCACTGCCTTGAGTACGGTGGTCAGGATCGTGACGGGGACTTCGACGCGGACCACGTCCGGGTCGAGCGGGATCACCTCGTCGCGGTCGTTGTACTCCAGGTCCCACGCCTTGATGTGCTGGCAGACCAGGTTCACGATCGAAACGATCTTCGCGGTGGCGTCGCCAGCGACGATCTCCTCGAGCTCGGCCGCGGTGTACTCGGCCGGCACGTAGGTGACGTGCAGGACGCCGTCACCGATCTTGATGTCGAGGGGTTTCGCAGCGCCGAGTGCTTCCCTGAGCTTCACGTGCGCAGGTTACTAGAGCGCTGACGTCGTGGTGACGACCTCGACCGAGACGGCCTTGCCCCAGGTCGGGTCGTGGACGAACGAGAAACCCCACTCCATCGCGTAGACGCCGTCCTCGTCGGAGAACTCGCTCGGCTCGTTCACCTGGACCGCGGCGTCCCAGCGCAGCCGGTGGTCCACCGTCACCCCGCCGGTGTAGATGTTCTGGCCGACGGCCTCGATCCGCAGGAACTTCGTGGTGGCGCCGCGCATCTGAACCAAGGGGGCCATGCCCTGCGCGTCGGCCTCCATGAGCAGCTTCGCCGAGCCGGTCGGCGCGGTCTCGATCGTGGTCACGAACGACGGCTTGGCCGCGTCGACCACCCACAGCGGGCCGTACCGGTCGGAGATGCCGATCTCCCCGGAGAGCACCCGGGTCAACTTCGTCGTGCCGAGCCCCGCCGCGGTGGTGTCCAGGTAGACCGAGAAGTGCTTGGGTAGGGCCATCACCTGCGGCAGCATCGTCGGGGAGCCGGACAACGTGATGCCGTCCTCGATGGCCTGACCGAGTGCCGCTCCCTCGAGGGTGACCTCCTCGCGGGAGAACGCCATCGTGAGCTCGTTGATGATGACGTTGGCGGCGCGGTGGGCGCGCACCGACGAGCCTTGCTCCACGGTGTAGGTCTTCGGGGCGTCGTCGCCGCTCGAGTTGGACGTGAACACCCAGGTCGAGCCGCCGGTCGGAGTGACGCCATCGGTGATCGGGGTGATCGTCGGGGCGGACAGCAGCGAGGCGAAGACGTAGGGGAGCTCGGTGTAGCAGGGCGCCCCCTCGATCGCGGACTCGCTCCACTCCTTGCCGAGCAGGGCGGCGTTGAGCCACTTCTGACCCATCGGGCGCTGCTCGGTGAACTCGGCCTTGACGCCGGGGGAGAACCCGACGGAGCCGAGCTTGCGGGTCGCGGTGACCGCGGTGCCCGGAGTGGACTCGACGCCCAGGAATACACCCTGGGTCATGGAACTACGCTCGGGCACCGGGGTCTCCTCGTCGCGCGGTCAGGCTCTCGCGCGTCAGGCTAGCCCGGGGGTGACCGGCTATGTCGTCGCGAAGATGCGGTACATCCCGCCGAGGTGTCTGTACCGCACGCCGTTGAGTGCCTCCCCGTAGCGGACCACCGACTCGCGCACGCAGGTGACCGAACCATAGGCCGCGGTGGCCTGCGTCTGCTGCAGCAGGGTGTCGATCCTCGAAGCGATCGGGCGCAGCGGTGCGTAGCTCGAGCTCTCCCCGATCACCTTGACCAGGTACACGGCATGGACGGCCACCCGCTGGTAGCCGACGCCGATGATGTCGCGGGTCGAGGACATGTCGAAGTGGACCAGCGGGTTCGCCCATTCGGCCGGGTACTCGTCACCGGTGATCCGACCCCCGACCATTGCGCTGAGCGTGGCGTCGCCGGACAGGGTCTCCTGCAGCCAGCGGTCGACGACATCGACGACCTCGATCCCGGTGCTCATACGCTGCACGCCTTCCTGACTGCCTCGGCCATCCGCTGGGCGTAGCGGGTCTCGAACAGCATCGCAGTCGGGCCGACGATGGGCCGGGCACGCTGCCTGGACGTGCCGAACTCCTGGTAGGCGGCGTAGAAACCGTGCGCCCGCGCACCGTGTCCGGAGCGTGCCGGGTTGAGACCCACCCCGACCGATACGCGCAGACCACCCTCCTTGTAGACCTCGGCGGTGCTCCGCAGTACGCCGGTGTCGATCCAGAGGATCGGGATCAGGTGCTCCACCATCTCGGTCCCGGTCGCCTCGACGCCGAGCGGAAGCTCGCGCCGCATGCCGGCGATCACCTTGGGGAAGTCGTTGCGGATCACCCGCCAACCGATGCTCATGGCGAACCGGTGTCCATCTCCCGCACGATCACCCGCAGCACCGTCTGCAGCTGGGACAGGGGGGTCCGCTCGGCCGTGACGATCCAGCGTCTGCCGGTCGCCGGGTCGGTGATCCGGTCCCCCTCGGCGACGTCGGTCCCGACCGGCAGGAGCACCGCGATCCCCTCGGGCGAGCCGAACTCGCCGGCGCCGACGCGGGGATCGGCGTCGGTCTGGATCCCCATCTGCCGCGACACGTAGCGGCTCGGAGTGGCCGAGGCCCGATCGGCCCAGGCTTCGGTCCACCCCCCGTAGCCGTCGGAGACCAGCGTGCGGTCACCGATGATCGCCTCGTCCAGGAGCGTGGACGCGATCAACCGACGCCCGATCGCCACGAGCTTGCGGGCGTCGGGCACGGCTCACTCCTCCTGGGGAAGCTGGCCGGCCTCCTCGAGGACGGCTCGGTGCTCAGGGGTGATCGCGTCGAGGTAGGGCCGCTCGACGGGGGCCGCCTCCACGATCTCCTGCTGCGGCTCCACGTCCTCCGGCTGCGCTTCCTCACGGGGGGCTTCCGACTTGGACACGATTCACTCCTCAGAATGCGGACGGACGGACGTAGACCTCGATCTCCTGTACCCCGTCGGCGACGCCTGACCCCTCGAACCGGAAGGCCCACCACCCCGGCTCGTCGGCGACGACCACCGTGTACCAATAGCCGACCTCGGCGCTCAGCAGGTCGACCTTCGCCCGCGTGCTCCTGACTCCCGATGGCGACTTGGCGTGAAAATACAGGACGGTCGGGTCCTTGGGTTCCCCCTCGACCCGGAACTCCGCACCCACCTTGAGCGGCTGACCGACGATGATGTCCCGCGCGTCGGCCTGGACGGGGGTGAGCACGCGAGCCTCCTCAGCTGGTCCACCGGCGCACGGTGATACGGACCCACGATAGGGCGCTGACCGTCATCTTCACGGTCGCCGATTCACCGACGACGCGACCCAGGAAGTCGCTGACCAGGGCTCCGGTGGCGCTCGCCGACCCGGTGAGCACGCGCAGGAAGCCCCGGCGGATCAGGCCGGTGGCGCTCGACGATCCGGCCATGATGCGCTGGGGCTGGCGCAGCACCGTGCCGGCGGCGGTGGTGGTGCCGGCGAATGCGCGCAACCGCGCCAGGACGAACGTGCCGCTGGCGACGGTGCTGCTGGAGAAGACTCGCAGGACGACCTTGGTGCCGAACAGCAGTCCGCCACCGGTGGCCGACCCGGCGAAGCGTCGGCGTGGCTGGCGCAGCAGCGAACCGGTGGCGCTCGACGCGCCGGTGACGAGCAACTCGCCCTGGCCATCGGTGGCAACGAAGTCATCGACGTCGACCTTGAACCCACCCGAGCCGCCGCCGACGGCCAGCAGGCCGATCGCCCCCGGCGCGGTGACGGCGGTGTCGATCGCGGAGATCGTCGGCGACGTCGGCTTGGCGTCGCCGACCGGCCACACCCACAACTTGATCTGGCTGCCCAGCGCCTGGAAGTCGACCTCGTGTGCGACGTCCTGGGCGATCGCGTACGGCTTGGACCCACCGCCGATCGGTGTCGCGCTGTAGTTGACCAGACGGGACATGCCGACCGATTGGGTCGCGCGATCCAGGATGATCACGTAGCCGGTCTGGTGGTCCAGAGCGTCGTCGGCACGCAGGTAGATCCGGAATGCCCCGTCGACCGAGAACCGGAATGCGACCCGCGTCCGCACCCGGGCCTCGACCACGGAGACTCCGGTCAGGCGACGGGCGCACTTGCCCTCGTACCCGGTGACACTGCCGGCGTCCAGGCGGCCCTGGTTGCCGGACAGGGTGGCCGAGGACCCGGAGGTGGAGTTCCCGGCGATCCAGATCCCCGTCGACCACGGCGTCCCGTCGGCCCCCGTGTACGTGTCGAAGGCGTAGGTGGCCACCGGGTTACCCGCCGGACGGCAGGGTGTACCGGTAGGTCGTGGCGAACGACTCGAGGGAGTTCAGGTTCACCACGGAGAACACGCTACGGTCCAGCAACGTGCCGCCGCCGGCCGCCGCCTGCGAGAACACGCCGTGCTCGGTGACCGCCACCGTGGCCGAGACCGTGTTGGTGCCGATGGTCTCGTAGGTCTTCGGGTCACCCGCGAGCTCGCCCTGGGAGCCGGTCGCCCGGGTGTTCGCCGGGGTGTACTGGGTGGTGAGCTCGGTGGTCAGGGCGGTCTGGCTCGCCGACTCGGACGTGGTGCCGGTGCCCAGGGCGTGGTAGCGCAGCAACTCGGGCTCGACGAGTCCCTGCAGTGAATCGATCAGGTAGCCGGAGCCGGCGTCGGTCACCACCCGGCAGGACAGCAGGCCGAGATCCAGGACCTCCCCCTGCGGACGCAGGACGGCGCCCCACAGGGTGCCCAGCGGTCCCGGGTTGAGCTCGAAGCGGCGCATCGAGTCCAGGCTGCGCTCGAAGTGCTCGGCGTTGGAGCGCTGCCACTCCAGCGCCTGGCGCTGCAGCCGGCCGAGGAACATGGTGGGACGCCACCGCCGCCAGCGCTGACCGTGCTCGACGGCGTCGGCAACCGTGCGGATGCCGGGCCGCAGCGGAAGCCACAACGGCTTCATGGTGAGGCGGCCCGCCGCCTGGCTCGTGCTCATCGCGTTCTCCCTGTCAGGGGGTGGGGAGCGTGGACAGCTGTGTCTCGGCCTCGGTCGCCAGGGACGTCAGGCCAATGGAGACCACCGACCCGGAGCCGGTGGTCTGGCGGATCTTGCGGTCGATGTCGGCGAGGTCGTCACCGGAGAACGCCAGGCGTGCCCGGGGCACCTCGGCCGCCACCGTGTAGCTGACCGAGATCGAGCCGTCCGCACCGATCGAGGTGGACCGGTACTGCTCGGCGTTGATCAGGACCCGAATGACCGCCTCGGCGACGGCCACCCGGATCAGACGCTCCCAGTCGGCAGCGGTCTGGATCTGGGTGGCCGTCGCTCCAACGGCTGCCGCCGCGTCGTCCGCCGCGTCGATCAGGCCCGGCACGCTCGGGCGAAGACCGCGCAGCTTGACCAGCGCATCCTTCACGAGCACCGAGGCGAGGTCCGAGTCGGGTCCGGACAGCGCCCCGTGACGGGCCTCGACGTCAGCGACCGACGCGGTGAACGGCATCGGTCAGGCGTCTTCCTGCAGGACCGTGGTCTCCGGGGTCGGCAGACCCTGCCCCACGCCGGCCAGGGTGTAGTTCTCCCGCGGAGTGCGGTCGAGCTTCGTACCGATGTAGCCCTGCTCGGCACGCTTGACGGCGTTGTCCCGAACGAGCTCCTGCAGGGCCGCCGCGCCCGGCTCGTCGGCGATCGCGTCGGCGGGCAACGCGTCCTGACGAGGCGGGTTGGTGGTCTGCGGGAGTCGGCTCGGCGCCTTCTGCGGCAGGGCAGTCTTCTTCTCGGCAGGCGCG